TGCCATAAGCAACCGTTTCAACGGCATTGATTATAGTATCTATTTCTGGATTTATTTCGTAACCCCATTTACCGTCGGTTGCTTCTCCTGTCATTGGGTTGATTTCTCCTGAAGCTACTATTTCCCAACCGGTTTTTTGCTTTATAGTTAAAGCATCAACACCATTTTTATTCATTTTTATAGCCGTACGCTTGTCTCTCTTGTTTTGCCCGGTTAGGTTAGCATTACGACCTACAACGCTATATCTACGTTTGTTTTTTCGTTTTGTTTCTTCTTTTAATCTTTTATCTATGTAGTTTACTAACAGCTCATCATAGTTGTTATCCCAATTGTGATTTGCAAAAACTTTATCAAATGCTTTTCTTATTTCTTTTTTACCATCTTTAGGAGTAAGTTCTTTTGTTAACTGAGCTACTTTACTTGCGAATGCTTTCTTATCGCTAGGACTAGCATACTTACTCCATCTAACAGATCTTGGATCTCGCTCTAATATTTTTCCAATCTCAGCTAACGTATTATCAACAACAGTTTTACCTTGTATCTCTAGTATTTCATTATACTTATCTATTAAATCGTAATCTTGTAGAGCTACAATAGTGGCATCAAAAGCTATTTCAGTAGAAATTCTATTTATTAAAGATTTTTTTCTATTTTCATTTTTTAAAAAGAACTTATTAAATTGCTCTTGCGTAACACTTAGTGGTTCATATATATTGTTTCCAGCCGTAAGAGATACTGATTCTTTTACATACTGACCTTTTGCCAATGCCTCTCTTATCGCAGTTGGATTTGCGTTTTTCTTAACTAATTTTGCAAATATTTTTTCATCCGACTTCATTTCCATTCGAACAAATTCTCTTAGTGGTACTTTCTCTAAGATAACTTCCATGTTGTTGTTTAAGAAGTCTTTATAAGACTTGCTACCTACCGACCCACCAAGTATTGCTGAAATTTGAGGCTCAATGTCTGAGCGATATTGTTCAATTAATTTTTGTCTAAGTCCAGTTCTATTAGCTATTCTGTATCCTACTTTGTCTGGTTTCACTTGATCTAAAGCAGTTCCAAAAACTTTTGTTACAGAATGAAATATGCTATTATAAGTTGGGCTATCTTCTTCTATAATACCTAACTTCTCTCTAAATGTTTTTTCTTCAACCTTAGCTTCTTCCTGCATCTTAATGTCAAGCTGCTCTTCTTGATTTACTTGATCACTAGCTACTTGCATTGGTTGAGAACCTTCTCTAGATTCATCCAGGCTTCTAGTCGGAACATCAACATCTTCGCTAACAATCTTACCTTGTTTTTTGTATTCCTTAATAATGTTTGGAATACTATAGCTAGTCAACTCTTTAATAATAAAGCCGCCAAAGTCATCGTTTTTTTCAGGATTAAACCTCATTATAGATCTCTCCATTAAGTTTGACTTAACGTCTTCTAAAAACCCGTCGACAACCTGGTCCTCCATTATACCACCTTTATTCCTAAGCTGTTTTTCGATCACGTTGTGTAGCATGCTACCAGCTACTAATCTTTGGTAGGCCTCTATTAAGTTAAAAGTATCGTATTCATCTTTTGTAGTTCCGTCTGGAACTATTGACTTTATTTGGTCTCCTATAGGCGCGCCCTTTTTAGAAAACCTTACTTTTTCTGATCTTCTTCTTTTAGTTTCTTTTTTAGATCTTTGGTTAATATAGTTTTCATAATTAACATCGACTTCTCTAGCAGTTTTATACTTGTCTTTAAAGAGTTCAGCAAATTCTTTTTTAGTTAAAGCAGCAATGCTACGCATATCAGTAGCCGCTTGTCTACGTGGAGAAACCACAGGCTCTTCTTTAGCTTCAACTTTCTTAGTAGCCGGCTTGCGCTGTCTTTTTTGTTTTTGCTTTGTTTCTGGTGTAACAACTTCAGCTTTAACTGGTTCTTCTTCTTTAGTAACAGTTTCAACTTTTTCTTCTTCTTCTTTAGTAACAGCGGCAACACTTCCTGTTGGAACTATTTCATCTAGCTGAATATTTATACCACTTACACTACCGCCAGTTGCGGCAATAAACGACTTATGTAGTTTTCCTGATTTAATACTTTTTTGATATTCTTTCATGAAGTTATAGACGTCTTGTCCATCTTTAAACTTCAGTTTTTTCATACCAAACATTCTAAACATAGGTGTAAAATAATCACCTAGTTGTTCAAACGTGGTTTCGTTAAATTCTATTTCACCATTGTTTATTAAATCACTAAACTGTGTTAAGTATTCATCAGGGTTTTTTTGTAGATAATCTTCACTATAAATTCTTTCACCTTTTTTATCTTTAACTTCTATAGTGTCGGTTAGTTTTTTCCGATCAGCAGTGCTAAGTGTACTTAAGAAGCTATTAACAAGCTCTACTTTAGAGTCTATACCTGTTGCTTCGTTTATGTTTTTAAACACAGAGGTCATTATACCATGCAATAACTCGTGCGATCCAACGTTTACGTCTACTTGGTTTAAAGCAGCAAGCTTGTTTATTACTATTTCGCCAGTGCCATCGTCAATAAAACCAGCAACAGTTTCAGTTTCTTCTTTAGTTAAAGAATACTTATCCATTAATTCTTCTGGGGTTAAGTTATCTATAACTTTTAAGTTAAAAAACTTAGCATATCGCTTAGCGAAGTCAATGTTTTTGCCAAGCTTTTCGTTAACATAACCTTTCTTTACAGACTCTAATAAAGCCGCAGATTCTTGTAGGTTAGTGTTTCTACTTTCTATGCCTTCTTTTAAGGACTTTATTTTATCTAAAGTATTTGCTTGTTGTTCTTTTGTAGTTTCTGTTGGTTGTTGTTCAAACAAAGAGACTTCATTGTTGTACTCCTCTTCCGTAAGAGCTACCTCACCTTTACCGTCTTGTCTGTTTACAGTCCCATATCTTTCACTTGTTGGGGTCGTAAATACTGTTGGCTTGTCGTATGCTGGTTGTTTTGGGCCTTCCTTTAACGTGCTTCTTAATTCTTTTATTTTAGCTTCGTCAGCTTTGTTATCTATGTCAACTTGTTCTTGTATTTCAGTTTGCTTAGCTTCAAAAGCCTCTGATTTTTCTTTTAACTCTGTTTTTCTTTTCTCAACTTTTTCTTTTAAAGCCGGATTATTTTTAATGTCAAAATTAGTCTTAGCAAAGTCTGTATCTTCAAACTTATCTATAGCACTATTTATTTCTTCTTTACCTACGGTTTGTCCTTCTATTTTGTATTCACCGGGTAGCATTGCTTGTAGTGTAGTCTTAGCTATATTGACACCAGCACCAGGCGCTTCACCAAGCGTTTCTAAAAATACTTCTTTAACTTCTAGTTCACCCTCTGTTAGTAATTGAGCTGCAGCTTCACCACCGCCACCTCCAGCACTTTCTATAACAACTTGTGCACCAACGTTTTTAAGCGTGCTTGCTCCAAGCTTAGCTCCTACTTTAGCACCCACCCCCGCTGTCATTCTATCAACAGCACCTATAATAATTCCCCTAGAAGCGGCTTTTGCCCTAGCAGCTATAACAAAGTCGTCGTCTTCTAGTAAAGTTTTAACATTTTCTTTATTGAGCTTTAAGCCTCTTTCTTGTAGCTCTTCATCTATATATCCAGAGAAAGACATACCTGCTTCTAAAACAGCTCCAGCGGCTGCATAAGCAGTCGGTATAGATGCAATAGCGCCTGCAGTTGCTGTCCCTGCCGACAGAACGCCAAGTCCTCCAACCGCACCTATAGCAGTACCTGTTCCAACAACAGTACCCCCGGTTGCTAAAGCGGATTCGCTACCCAACATTTGAGCAACACTTTGTATCATTATTTCAGGAGCAACTTTAAGTAAACTTTGCTTTTCAGTTATAGCCTTTGTAACAAAAGCCCAAACACCTTCTTCGTCTGCAATTCTATTGAACTCAGCCATTTCATCTGACTGTTGGTATTTAGACGATGCTTCATGAGCCTCTATCCATTCCTCTATGTCTTCTTCACTCGTAAAACCCGACAACAAATCTAGCGCTTCATCTGAAACGTCACCTGCAACAAAGCCACCAGCAGCAGCTCTATACATATCACCTGCAAATTCCGTTAATGGATTTCTATCAAAAGTTCTTTCAATCCAAGTTTGGTTGTTTAATTCATACTCTCTAGCTTTTCTTGTGGCTTCCATAGGATCCTCTTCCGGTGATCCTTTGAAACCATTTTCTAACTGAGTTGTATACTTTGTAGTATCGGCTTGCTCTTCCCCCGGTGCCGCAGTCACAACCGCATTCTGAGCACCTTGTGGCTTTCCCATTTGAAAACCAAATTGTTGCTTAAAGTTATCCTGACTTTTTGTATATTGTCCGGATGAATGAAGATTGTTGTAAAGCTTGTTTACAGACTCTTCATTGTTGAATTGAACTTTAAACTCTTCAAACGATTTAGTATAAAGGCCTTGTTCGTGTAACTTATTATAAAGTTTCTCCATTGTTTTTATTTAAATATCGTCATATTCTCCTCTGACTCCGCCTGTGCTTTGACTTCCTTTTTGTTCTAAGCTGTAGTGTAATTCTATCTCCCCAGCATCGTTAACAATAAAAAACGGATCTTGTATTGGTATATATCTATTGTTAATTATTGTATTAGAGCCTTGTAATATTCTAGCGGTATTAGCATCTGTTCCATTTTTAAGAGACTTAATGTAGTCTTCCGCTGCTAAAGCAGCTTTATCAATATCGGCTTGACTTTGCGTAAATTTTTTACCACCTGATATTATGTCTAATAGTTTAGACTCAATAGATTCCTTGGCGGCCTTTGCTTTATCTGGATTAAACTTACCACCTTTCATTAGGTTTTGATCTAAAACTACAGTGGCCGCTGGTCTAACTCCATATTCACTGCCACTATTGCTACCCCCGCTTCCTGTACTACCTGTTGACTTTGGTACATATATAGCTGGTTTTGGTTGCATTACTTTTTCATCAAATTGGTTAGTTATATAACCGAGTAGTTCCTTGTCTTGCTCCGCCCAATAAGACTTCATCTCATCTTCACTTTCAAAATCAAAGCCGTCTAATGATTCAGGGTGATAGTCGATGCCTTTGTTTACCCTGTTTTGATATATTAATGCTTTGGTATCATGCTCCATCGCATTTAAAAACTTCGGCGCTTGCTCTGCTATAATGTCTCTTTTAGAGTAACGGTTTGCGTCTGAGTTGACTATGTTTTGCTGTAGCTTAGCATTTGCCGTAGTAGCACTATCAAAAGCTTCTAATTCTGGTGTTATATTTTTTAACGTAGATAGCTCTGCTAATATATCTCTTTGCGTAACAATTGTTTTTTCTCCAGTCTCTGGGTTAGTATATTCGTAATCAGCGCCAATTCTACCATCTGTATAAGCAATAGACTTAACGGCGTCCATATCTCCTTTCATCCAAGAGTTAACTATCTTCATAGAAGGCTTATCAAGGTCCATTATATCTATCTCGTAAGATCCTATTTCTTTCATAGTTTTATCTATGATTTTATTCTTACTATTGAACTCTTCTACACCTCTTAGTGTTTCCGCTTGCTGTCTTTGGTCTAAATCTAAAAAGTTATCAAAAGACTTTAGGTTTTCGTTTAGTTCATCTTGGACCATATCACCAAGAGATAGCGAAGTATTTATTGCAGCTGATTCTAAATACTTACTATAGTTTTCTTTTATTTCATTTTCAAATTTAAGCCTAGCATCTTGCTTCGCCATTACGGCACTTGAAATATTTCTAGCGGCAGCATCTCCTGCTTTTTGTATTACCGTATAGTCTACGTAGGATACCGCTGGATTAGCATAAGCCCCAGTCGATCTATAAGAGCCGGCTTTAACGTTGCTAGCAGGATCGTGATAAATTCTTGATCTATAATCTTTTTGTTCTTCAGCCATTTTGTTTTTTTATTAATAACCCCCACCTGAAGCAAATCCTGCACCCATAGAAGCGGTATTAGAAGCGGTACTAGATATTGCACCCATCATTTGTTGTTGGTATTGTGCTTTTAGAAATTCAGCATTTTGTTGTTGACCAGCTATTCTATCTAATTGAGTCATTTCTCTTTGTTCTTGCGCTCCAAACATATACTGGGCTCCTGCCATTTGGGCATTTTGTACTCTAGCTTGTTCTCCCAAAACTAATTGTTGTCTTTGTTGTTCACCCTGAGCTCTTAGTCTAGCGTTTGCGGCTTCCTGAGACTCTATGCTAGCTGAAACTTCTCTTTTACTTTGGGCTGCTGCTCTAGCTAAAGCAGTTGCTCCACCCGCACCAGCGCCAGTAGATCTTAAAGAGTCTAGTGTGTTTGCTAATGATATGTCAGCTTGTGTAGCTTGCATTTCCGCAGCTTGCGTGGCTACCTGCAAATTAGCATAAGGATTTTGTATTTGGGAGCTCATGTCTTTAACGGCATCAGCTGGATTTATTATTTCCTGTCTATTAGCCTCTAAAGAAGCTAATTGCTCAGCGTATTTTTTTCCTTGCTTTTTAGCCTTGTTAGATTGCACACCTGCCATAATAGCAGTTGTTCCGCCAGCGGCAACGGCAACTGATGCACCAATAATTATTGCGCCTGCTATAAAACTCATTCTTTATTTGTTTTTAGTAAATTAATCTCTTCTATTGATATTACAGGATCGTCAAAGTTTTTAGCAATAACTTCTTCTTCAACTTCCTGTGGTGTTTTTTTGTTTGTTCCGTGTACTGTAATAAATATACAATCTGTATGTGTATAAATTATTCTTTTAGTGCCCGGCTTTGTTATACCATTGTGAGGAGCTTCTATTTTAACTACTCCATCTTCGGTTAAAATGGACATTGTACCTTTCATTAAAAAAAAAGGATGTTCTTTTTTATGTATTTTAGTTACAATTATTTGTCCAGCTGGATTAAATATTTCTCTAACGTAACAATTATCTGCAAATGTGTGCTTTACCGGGTTGTAAGCATGCAGCTCTTCACCCGTCATTGCTTTTTCATTTTTTTCCAGCGCTTCATGGGCTAAAGTAATTTCATCTCTAAACTTTTTTTTCTTTCTTAGCTCAGCCGCCGTTTCCCACATTTCATCAAACGTAAAAGAATGCTTTATATTCATGTTTTCAGTAGCTCTTACCCACTGCTTTTTCGCTTGCTCTTTTGTTAAAGGTGAATTTAATACCTGCTCGTTAATATCCTGCTCTGTCATATAGAAGAAACTTTTGCTTCCGAAGATACAGTAAAAAGTGATACAGGACCTTCTTGGGCAGCTGTTGCTCCGTTAATATTTCTGGTTGACATGGTTAGGTCTAAATAATGTCCTTTTAAACCACTTGTGTGAGAAAACTCAAAATCGTGATAGAAGTCATTATTTTTGTTTATTAAACCCGCATTGTATTCACCTTCTTTATTTATAAATCCAATGTTTACGCTTATACCATCATCACCTTCCATCTGCGATCCGCAGACAGGTATGTCATATGCTTCTTCTAGTGTTTCTGTATAACCAGCCAAACCATTTACGGGTCCATATTTTTCAGAATTTATATCAGTAGCCGTCCACCCGTGAGAACCTTCGTAGTTAACGGTTAAAAAGTTTTTAACGTTAGATGGCTGGTCGTTTATTATTAATTGAATATAAGCAGGATCATTACCACTTCCGTAAAAATTGCATCTAGGAACATTTTGGCTATAATGTTGCCATAAATTATAATTGTTATACGTAAAAAAATTGTTTTTATAGCTAAACCCAAAACTTGGCTTATATGAATATATTGAAGTCCATCCGTTGTTTTTTTCGTAAAAGCCCATTGTAATGAATTTCATTTCATCACTTTCCTCAGTTAACGTATTAAACTTCTTGCCGATAGATATATCACTGTCTGTTTCATCTGTGTTACCTATAGATAGTACGTACTCAGATCTTCTTGCGTCATACATACCTCTAATAAAATCAGCATTAGCTAAGGCTTCCCTACTAAACGTCTTCATTCCATACTCAGATATTTCAGTGATACCATCTCTACTCAACCGTAAAATAGCGCCTCTATCTTTATCTGCAAAATACTGCCTGCCGTTGTGGTAAGAGTGAGTCTCAGGGTGTTGTGAAATACCGTTAGCGTGTAAGTAAGGCGTTATGCTGCCAATTACTTTATTGCTAGTTGCTATCAGCTCACTACCAGTAGCGGTATAAATAGCATCTTTATCTATTAACGCCGAATGCACCTTCGCTTCTTGGAAAATGTTTAAGCTATTGTCTTCAGCAAATAACTTTTGTATGGAGCCATATTTTGGATCAAGCGCTCGAGTTATATCACTACCAGTAGGAAATTCATTAGTTCTGTTAACACCTGTTTTTTTGTTGTATATTCCAGAGTATATTAATTCATTAGACTTCCTCTGTGGTTCGTAGTCAGTGTCGGTCATGTAAGCCTTCACACCATAGTCAACTTGCGTCCCGTTATACTTACCTTTTATTCTAGACTCTTCCACATACCAAATCCCCTCTATAGCATCTCTATCACTAGTCGCCGAGTTTGATATAATGAATGTATTGAAGTACGATATTTCTAATTTTATAGGCATTTGTTTATTTTTTAAATTTATACCATCGTTTCCAATTAGCATCAGTGTCGTCGTCAGTCCATAGGGTGTTCTCATATGTACCGCCTCCATTGTAAGGCGCTAATGCCGCGGCTATAGTGTCGTTTTGGCCAGCTTCCCAAGCCATACGGTCTGATTTATATTTCCCCGGCTTGCCTGAAGACCTTAATATAGCTAAAGTATTCGGAGTATAAAATTCACTCTTATATATAATTACAGAAGTATCCCTATGTATAACTACGTAGTCATACTTAGCTTCGACATTTTCATTGCCGCTACCATTTATACCTGCTATGGGATAACCGAGCTTAGTATACTTGTAAATTATCATTATATGTCTATTATCCGCGTAGTAGTTAGTAAAACCGCTTCTTTCAGCTATTTTATCAGCTAAAAGTGTTTTGTTCTTGTCGGAGTACATTATATTACCAACTCTAGGATTACTTGCATCAACCGTTTTATTAACGCTGCCTCTTCCTATGTATGACGTAAATGTCTTAGCAAGCTGGTTTATATCTTTATTTGGTTCTTTAACATGCGCCGTAAACCTTCTGTGAATGATTTTTTTAAGTTCCTCTTTTTCAGCTATAGTTATTCCCACTGTGTCGGTTAAACCACCACCGTCGGTTACGGTAACTGTCGCCACTTTATTTGTGGAATCGAAGAAAGCGGCCTTATTGACCTTCCCGGTCTGCTCAAGACCTGGTAAACCGTACTGGTCCCATTTGTCATTTAACTCATAAACCCAAGTTGTTTTTAAGACCCACTTGTCGTTCTGTTGAACAACTTTAAATGCTTGATTAGCCCAAGCTTTAACAATATCACTACTAGCAGCGTCTCGTGCTGTTAACGTAGCAAAGTCAATATCAAATGTTAGACCATTATTTTTTTCAACAGCATTCAAGCCCCCATTATCGGCAGAGCCTGTGTAAATCTCACCTGTAGCAACAACGTCGGTATCAAACCTTTCATCATATAATACTTCAACGTTGCTAACAGACTGAGCACTTATGTTGGGTGCTACATTATTAACTGATAATTGCAACGTCCTTATGGCACTACCCGTGTAAGCGCCTCCAGAGGTGTATTCACTAACTAATGTTACTAAATCATACTCATCATACGCACTGTTGCGATGTGCAAAACCAACGCCTGTTGCTGTTAGAGCACCAGCGGTGGACAAACTGACCCTATTCTTTATATCTACTTGGTTGTTGTTGAGATATGACCAGAGATGCAATATTTCAAATTGTAAGCTATTTGAGGCATTACCCTTAGTTGCTTCAACTGTGCCAATTGCTGTTGTGTCAGCTATGTCTTCATCAATACTAGTGCTAAGTGAACCGCCGGTGAACTGTATACTCTCTTCAGTTGGTGCAGATGCGGGTGGGGCATAATTCAAGCTGTAGTTTAAATCGGTTACTAATCCGCATGTAGATGTTTCATAGTATACATCTAACTTAGATTCGAATGGCTCCGTTTCAAATACCGTTAATCCTTCATAATCAGCAGGTGTTGAAGTTGGGTTTGTTGTATCGTAGAATACGTTTAAATTAAGTATCTCAGCTAGTAACGGATTTTTATTCTGATTAAATACAACATCAGGTAAACTTGGAGATGATGCGGTATCAAATTGGCTAACGGTACCTAAGTTAACGACGTCGATTAAAGTGCTATTGTCGTGCGTTTGCATGATAGACTCCGTATCGGTTGCTCCAGACTGTATGACCTTAGGAAATAACAACTCATCCGACCCAGATAAATTGTTTTTGTTAATATCTACTTCTAATATGCTTCTAGGTACCTTATTGATGTTATCACCAAATAAGCTTATGTAAGATGGGCTACTAGAATTAGCATCCTCTGTTGCTGGGTGTGATGCGTATATGTTATAGTAATCCTGTTGAGTTTGCTTTACAACTAACCTATAAGAATACCAACCTAATACATTATTACTACTATATGCTTGTTCTAATGGAACTATGAATGAGTCTTTAAACTCTATAGTGAGTAGCTTACCAATTATATTGTCCTCTTCAGAAGACCAACTGAAATTACCGCTACCCCCTGGGCCTGCGCTAAATCCGAGGGTGCTATTCCAACCAGGATCATTTGCCACGGTTACCGTATCGCTAACGTTGTATAATGCTCTATTCTTGCCTTGTTTGACTGAAGATAAAATCACGGGTGATTGCCTTCCATATCTATCAGATAATACAATACCAACTTGATATGTTCTACGTTGTTTTATTGACGCGTATCTATGCGCAAATTCGGCATGTTGTAGATTTAACCAATCATTAGGAACCGAGCTAGTTATTTCCTGAGCACCTTTTGCGGACGAAGAAACAGTATAACTTATACCTTTATTACCAGCGGCATCTGTTGGATATTGGTAGCTTGATAGATAGTTACCATAAACAATTCTATTAGATACTACTTCCTGAGACTTGGCTTGTATCGGTATTTTATCACTAACTCGAACTATATCCCCCTCTGGTAGTACCTTGTAAGGGTTTTCACTTTTGTAATTAAATACAACACAGTGCCTCCAAAATGTTGGTTGGTTAGACCATACTTTATGCGGGTATATATCTACGTTGTCATAAAAACTTCTTAAGTCTTTAACGTCTATTTCGCCAACAACTCTAACAGCGGCATCGTCAGACTCTTTAACTAATATTTCAATACTTTTTAAGTTGAAAGCATTTTCCCACATGGGTACAAAAGCAAGTTGATCGTTATCACTGCCTGATGCAGTTCCGCTAGCTGTTGTTACAGTTATGGGAGTGCCGGACTGATTGCTAGTGAATATAACTTGGCATATACCATCAGTTGTTGCACTATCATCAGCACCTTTGATTATATATGTGCCAGCAGCCAATGTTCCGCCATCTACATCAAACGAACTAGAAGCGCTAACGGTACCATCAAATCTTCTTGTATAACCAAGATTTATGTCGTTAGACATTGGTAGAGGCACCCTAAGCTGAACGTTGTTTATTGAGTTTTGCATAACTGGCAACCTACCAGTTCTAAAAGCATTTTTTGCTCCGTACTTAGCTAGCGCAACTGTCTCATTGGTGATGAGGGTGCTGGCGTTAGGATCTGTTTCAGCGCTATCCGCAATTATGCAACCATTGTTTTGTGGTGCAAATACCACTTGGGTGAATGGTGCTATTAGTGAATACTCATTATCGTGAAACTTATACCTATAAGAGAATCTCAAAAAATTCTCTTTCATGTACTCTGACGATATACTTGACTCGTTTGTGAGCGTTCTAACGTTTGTTACAGTTGATGGGTTTTGATGCTCGACCAATATAGGCGCCGCATAAGGGGAATACTTAGCAACAGATATTTTATCCTCGCTATCGTAATAGCTAGTATCATTTATTGCTTTGTTAATATTTATCTTTCTAGGCTGGTTTCGGTTATCAGTCCAAAATAAAAGGTCCTCAATAACGTTGATACCGGTTATTAAGTTATTTTGTGAAAAGTTTAAAAAGTCACCACTAACAATTACAACTGGTTCTGCCATCGTTGACAGATCCTGCATTATGATTTTATTTGCTGCCATTCGTTATTCAATTAAGTTCCGGCTGGAATGGTTGGTAAAGTCGCTGTTACATCAGATAAGTTAGTTCCTTTTGATTCACCAGTTTGATCTGTTACGAACCAATATACTTTTTGGTTTAGCTCGTCCACATAATAACCAATAACGTCAGAACCGGAGGCGTAGGCTAAGGGTGTGTTGTAATTTAATTTATTACCTAGTATAGGCTCTGCAGACCCAACACCTTCGTCATTTGATTCTGGTATAGATATATTTTGCGCTTCTCTATACTCGTTTTTTGGTAGAATTTTTTTGTCTACGTCTTTATTAATTTTAGCCCCAGTAAAATTATTTTTTAGTTCAGCCATTTAATTAATGTTTTATGTGCTTAGACTTACCCCTCATTGATTGTATCAACTCTAAAGGCTTGAAGTTTTGCAACCTAAGTTTAGCGTTACGCATTGCTGCTTTCCTTTCTTTTCTATACCGATTTACTATGTACTCTGGCACATTCATTTTAGCACTAAGTACATTTAAGCCTATGTGCTTATATATAGCCTCTTCTGCAAACTTATGTACTTTCATTTCGCCATCAGTACCTAAACCATCAGATATATATTTAAGTGTTATTATTTTTCCCGACAAGTCGCTGCTAAAAGCAATGCTGCCTTCAGCTTCGTTTATCATGAATATCCCAGTATTAGCCGATGCACCTGCATCTAAGCCAAATCGTCCACCCATGTGTGCACTTCTTTCTACCTCATACACTTGAGAAGAAAAATAAGCGTTGTTCTGAATATTAGATGTGTCTCTGCTATCAAACCTATCTTGTTGTATTGAGTCGCCTAGCAACAAGTTTCCTTCGTTGTCAAATAAATAACTATAGTCATTACCTTGAAGTATTGGTATATTAGGCCTAGAGCTGTGCTGATATGGTAATATAACGTTTTCAAATCCTGCGTCATCTATCCAAGAGAACTTAACGTAGTTGACATAGTCCTGGGGCATGTCCATTATTAATGTTGGGCCTAACTCTATCTCTTGTATTTTTTCTACCCTAGCTATTTCGTATGAAAACTCTTGTATGCCTCTTTTACAATGAAACAATATATCAGAGCGCTTTACGTCGTCTATTAGTTTACCATTACCTACGTAAGCAATCATAAAGTTGTTTACAATGTCATCAATAGATATAAACTGATATTTGCCCGTTTTAGCAAACACATACCGTATCTCTACATTTTGGCCGGCATTTACTGTATATCCAGCAAGGGATACCGTAGGACTTGTGTATGTATAAAAACTTGGGTCTACTTCAACATTGTCAATATAAACTCTTATATCCGACTTAAGCGCTGGTACTGGGTCGAAGGTTAAGTCTATCGTTAAGGTAGTCGTTGGCGCAGCATTAAAGTAACCTTGTACTCCTGTGTAATACTGTGAAGCTGTTTCTTTAATTAATCCCATTTATTTTATTGTTTAGTTGCTTCGTTTGATTGTATTATTTGAGATGCCATTTGAGTTATGCTTGGGTCTCTTATAACAATGCCACTGTATGCTAATATCCCTGTAACCAAAGCCATTTCTTCAGATGGATGTAGCTCAAAGTTTGTTGAACCAGTTGTTGTGTATCTTTGTATAGCGTGATTACCAATAGTTAGAGTGACGTCAACTGAACCGCCAACTACTGACGTAGATATAGTAAGTACATCACCTATTTCGTATCCAGAGCCAGCTTCTTGTATTGACACTGAATCCACATTTCCGCTACCATCTGTTGTTAGATAAAATGATGCACCTACACCACTTCCGCTGTTAGTTGCAATTGTAACATTTTGAAGATCTAAGTTAACTGTTCTACTGCCCGCATCAGTGACCATACTAAGATCAACTAAGTCAGCTAGCACAACTAAACCAGTTTCCACAAATGTGTTTAAATCATATATTTTATTGCCATATTGAGAGTTAATTGTATAACCCCATCTTGGATCATCTGGCTTTTTTATATAATCAACAGTAACTGTCGACGCATCAGCTAAAGCTGGCAGCGTTGTTATCGATGTACCCGCAGTTTCTTGATAGTACACAGGAAAAGTTGATGATGGTGCAGTCAACGGTGAAGACTGCATGTAGGTAATCTCGTGCTTTTTAACTTCCTCATATGTCCTTAATCTATCATTACTTACAATGTTGATTATTTTATATATGTCGGCTGGTAAATTGGCAGACCCAGAAGTAAATGTTGAAGTATCTGTTTTGTATAACGTGTCAAGCTTTTCTTGAACATTATTAGTAGTATCAGCAACTCCTTGGTTAACAAGACCTCTCGCTTTATAGTTTAATGTTTTATTTAAATCATAAAACGTTTTGTCTACAAGGCTTAATTGAACTTGCTTAGCTATCTTATTAAACTCATCTGGAGTAAGATAGCCTCGCTGTTCCTTATTCATTATAGATAAAACGGTTTTGTAAACAGTATTTATGTTTATAGCCATTTTATACTTATTTTAATATGTTCGCTTTTTACCTCTTTTTTCTATTCTTGAACCCCTCTTAGCAAAACGCTCTTGTTTCCGGTTAGTTCTATCAACTTGCCTTCCTTCTTTCATAGCACCTTTGTAATCAGCAATATTATCAAAACCAGCTTTTTCCGCTTTCGCTTGACGCTTTTTACCAATGGCTTTTCCCCATGCGTATCCCATATCCCAAAAACTATCACCGCTTTTTGATATATACTGATCCTCAAACATTTTTGCTATTTTATCTTGGGCTTTAGATTCGTTGCTTTGTCTAGGCGGGCCTTGAGAAACATCTTTAATGTAGTTAGCATCAGCGTTGCGGTGCGGCAGTTCTTCAACCTTCATAACATTTTCTGCAGATTGCTTACTTAATAAATCCGCGGCTGTTTCAATACTGGCCGTATCCATTAGTTTAATGTCTTCACCGCGGGAAGACTTACTACTACTAGGCGTACTAGTCTTTGTGCTTTTGCCCACTTCTTTCTGTTTAAGATCAATAGGTACTCCCATTATCGCTTTGCTTTATTTGCTCTGTTATTAATCTTACTGCTTTTTTTCTCAAATTTAGTTGATTTGTTTTGTTTTTTAATACCAGCTTTATGATCTTTCACCTGCCCTTTAACGGTCTTTCTGTAATCCTTTAAAGTTGATCTCATTTCTTTAACACTAGCACCATCTTCAGCCATTTTAGCAAAGTTAGGGGCTTTGGCAATATTACTAGCCGCACTGGTATTAAATGTGCTAGGTGTTTCTACTTCTTTAGAACCCATCAACATAGTGTTTCCAGATCTTGGTAAGCCAGCTATTTGCATTTTTGACGGAGTGCTTTTTACACCTGCTGCTATTTCAGAGCTAGTACGTAGTCTAGACTTTGGCTTAGACTTTGGCTTTGGCTTTAGCTTTCCTGTAACAAACTCTGACGCGCGATTAGGATTGTTTTGCACAGCGTGTGCTTCTCGCGCTAATTCATTATTTGATTTTGCTGTTTTAGTTGCTTTAGTTGACTTTGGTCTATTTCGTTCATCTAAATCCTTCATTTTCCAATCAGGTCGAGGATCCGGATTAGTTGTTGGCGTCCATAGGTTGCTCCACCAGTCGTTACTTGGGAAACTATAATATTTAGCTTTGCTAACGTTTTGTTTTGAACCTTTGTTATCTGCTTTTGCTTTATTTTCAGGTGTTATTTTATTGTTAAATGGCATAATCGATTTGTTGTGTTATGGTAGCCACGATTTATTTATGTGGCTACCTTAACGGGTTTTTAATTGCTATTCTTTTAATCTTTTTTCAATAGTTTGGAATACTTCTATTCCTTCATCTGTTTTAAACCAAGCGGCCAAAGCAGAATATGGGTTTTCATCAAACGGCACTGTCATTAATTTTCTACCGTTACTTGCCCATTTAAAAGTTCTTTGATCTGAGGCTAGTTTTATAATCCCCTGTTCTTGAGCTTTTATACCTATATTCCTAACTTCTACATTATCATCAGAGGCTAGTTCTAAGAACATACTTGGATTATTCCTTGCCATAATCATAACATCTCGCTTAACCTCCTTAGAAGTCATCTTATTGACCTTAGAGCCTATTTCTACACGTAGTATAGCTTCAGCCTTGTCAATATCCATAGATTTAGCGGTATTTAAAGCATCTAATTCTATTTCTAAATAATCAAGATCATCTTCAGCTTCTTTTACGTTATCTTGTTCTTCATAATACTTATCCTTAGAAGGGTGATATAAAGAAAGAAACTTTTGAAGTGTAACCTTTTCTTTTGGCACAGCTAAAACACCTTCTCTAAAAGCAACGTGCTCTAAAACACCATCACCTTTAAATTCATCTACAAATAATGTTCTTTGGTTTCTAGTGTACTTTAATTCTCTTTCGTATCCTTTTTCTTCATCGAAATAGTAAATACCTCTTGTTTTGAGCATATAAACTATTGGTGACTTATTTCCTTTTAACTGGTATAATCTATCTTTAATTTCCCAGTTCTTTTCTAAACTTGTTGACATAATATAATTTAATAAATAAAAAAAGTAAAAACTTGAGGCCACACAATTATGACCCCAAGTTTTAATTAATTGCTATTAAGCATCTGTTGCGTTAAACAATATGAAGTTATTAGCAGCTTGTGTTACGAGACATCTCTCTGACAAGTAGTGAATCTCCATAGCATCAAGATCGCTATTAGAAGCTCCAACAGATCCAGTAACCCAAGACTTCATGCGTCGGTTATCAGTTTCAGAAGCTCTGTAACGAACGTGAAGGAATGGACGACGGATGTTCTTACCCATCATTTGATCATACACTGAAGATGTTCCAGCAGGAACTAAAACTCCCTCAATACCACCAACAGCAGCACGAGTAGCTTGATCATTCAAATATTTCCAGTCAGTCTTATAAAAATCATAAGAACCTCTTCGGAAACCAGAGAAACCAAGGTTAAGAGCCATATCTTCACTGTTCTCAAACACACCATAAGATGTTCCAGTAGAGTATCCACCGTTCATGAGGGCTAACCCAGTATCAATACCTAAGGCAGCAGAACGATTCAAGAAAAGCATGTTTTCTTCAATAGCGCCTTGCTTGTCCAGCTCAATACACATGTTATCCATAGAGGCTTGAAAATCAGCAGCAGTTGTTGTAACTATGTTAGCAGCACCAAATCCTTCAGATACAATACCTCTATCAGAGATAGCAGCAAATAAACCTTCAGTACCTGCAGTACCTGCGCCACCATCAGTTGGTAAAGCAATAGTAGAATCTGCGTGTACAAGCTCGCCTTCAACCATAGCCATTTCAAGATAATCTTCGAAACGAGTTCGGGTATCACCTTCAGCCTTCATATACCATAAGTAACCAGCTTGGCCAGCTTCTCCTGAAACTTCAACCCAACCAATTTGAGCGGCATCAGATCCTGATACTTCAAACTTGTCCTTGATAATAATAGGCTTATTGCTAAAGCTCTTGAATTCAGGCTTAACAGAGCCAGACATTCCAGCTGATCCTTTTGCAAATTCAGAACCGTAAACAAACAATTGAATTGGCTCGGTGTCAACTGCGCCCATGTTGCTCAACGCAGCTCCTCCATAAGGAAGGATAGTAGCCGTGTCATTAGCAACAGCGCTAACATAAGCTTTGATTACTTCACCACCAGTCATTAGCTTTGCAACAACCGTTTGACCTACTCTAAGAGCGTGAGCCCCTAAACCGCTAAGAGTGTTGGCAGATGCATCGGCAACGATTGCTGATGAACTTGCTGTTCCAGCTAATCCATAAGCTAAGTGAAGACGGCCTTGCTCAGACCAGATAATCTGATCGCCTGACATAGGCATTTCAGCTCCTACTAGTCGTAAGAAAGATGAAATTGATCTGTTTCCGTATCGCTCAACTTCTTGTTCGTAAAGCTCAGGAAGATACTGCTGACCCCAAGTATCAAAACTTGAATCAGCAAAATTAATATAGTTACTTGATAAAGTAACTTTCGAATGTGCGGGATCTACAAACCCCGTTGCTGGGGTAGTAAATTCGACTATACTTTGTGCCATTTTTTATATGTTTTAGTAATTTTTAAGTTTTATTTTCAATTTAGAACTGTTATCACCATCCATTACTCTGACCTTGGTACCATTTGCATTTATAACTCCTGGATCAGATTTTCTACCATTAACATTAATGTTTTTGGCCTCTGACGTCATTTGTCGCACTGCATCTGCTTTACCTTGCTCATAAAAATGATTGGCTAAACCATCGGGATTGCTAGCAGCAAAAAGGGCTTTATGATAACCTTTAGCGTCTGCTAATACGTTATCTTTAATGTACTCACTGAATACATTTAATAAATCACTTTGTGTTTGCTTAACGCTATCAACATCTTTAACGTTGTATCGATACTTCTTTTCTCCTACTTCAAATTCAAAACCTTTGAATTGTTCGTTAAAAAGATTATTCGTTACGTTGTCAAAATGTTCCTTTTGGCGAGATGATAGTTCTTTACCGCTTTTAACTTGCTCTTGATGCTGGTTGTAAAACTCAACTGCTTCTTTTTGCTCTGGACTTAACTTTGAACCCAACTTGACTTCATCGTAATATTTGTCTTTAAGCGAATTAAGAAACCCTTGAGCCTCTGAAACAGCTTCTTTGTGAGCTAGTTTTTTTCGGCGTACATCTCTTTCTTCATCAAACTCTTCGTCAAAAGAAAATTTGTCTTCAATTAAGAAGTCTATTTCTTCATTAGATAAGTGTGACTTAGTTTGTTTATAATACTCACGTAGTAGTGAATCACCATCTACGTTGCTATAATCTGCGTTTAATCTAACATAGTCATCTAGAGTTCCACCAGTCTCGTTCATAAACTCAACGACTTTCTGTATGTTCTCCGGTAGATCTATGCTATTCTCTTGTATTTCTTTTACTACAGCCTCTTTTGTTACCTCTTCAACAAGCTCAACAACTTCGTCTGTAATTTCTTCTAATACTTTTTGGTCTTCTCCTTCGTTGGCTTCTTCTTTTTCGGTGTTTTCTTCGTTGTTGGCTTCTTCTTTGATCCGTACATTTTCTTCGTTATTTATTTTTGCTAAATCTATTTTATAACCGTCTTCGGTTTTAGTTGTAACTTTATTTGGCTCAACTTCTTGCACGTCAACTTGTTCTACCTGTGTTGGCTCCGTGTTTTCTACTACTTCTGTGTTTTCTTCGTTATCCATAATATAATATAAAAAATTTGGTTTATAAATTAAAACCTCCTAGTAAGTCATTACCAGATGATTCAAAGTCTTTAGGTGGTTTGTTATTTTTTCTTTGATCTATAAGTTCGCTTTGTTGTGAAGCTTGAATTTTAGTTCTTTTATCTTTACGATCTTCCTTGTACTCTTCTCTACCGTTAATCACCTGTAAATCTAATTGTTTAAGTCCTTGATTAATTTCAAACTCAAACCTCATTAATTCTCTTTTAAGATCAACCTCTCTTTGCATTTTTTCTAAATCAAAACTATGCTTAACCTGCATCAATTGAGACTTAGTAGAAGCAAGTGCTTGTTCTTTTTGCATTTCAACTTCAGCGGATGCTTGAGCGGCCTGAGCGTTAGATTGTGATTGAGCTTGTATGTTTTGCATTTGTTGAGCTCTATCTTGTTCACCCTTTTTTCTTCTTCTCAGCTTTAGCAATTGATTAGCTAACTTTAAGTTCTTAACTTCTCTTATGTCTATGACGTCATCTAGAGTTATTTGGTCTCTTTGTAAAGCGACTTGTATGTTGTTTTCTAGTAATTGCTTTTCTTCTTCGTCCGGTGCTAAGCTTATATATACGCCAAAGTCGTGAAGATGCATGCTATGTAGTTCTTGTAGCGTAGCCACATTAAACTTGCCTAACGAATTTATAAAAGAGCTTCTAGTATTAGAATATTCTATAGCATCTGATAATCTTAAAGAAGTAACCTCAGCCATGCGCAGTGTTAAGTACAAACCAGCCTGCAATATGTGTTTCGTGGCTGTATTTGAATTTGCAGCTGCCATTTTCTGCAGACCAACTAATGCGTTGGAATCGGGTTTGCTACCGTCTCTAGCCTCGTTTAGGCCAGTAACATCGCGGAGCATTTGCATGTAGTAATTGTATGTAGTTATTAAGCTTTGTATCTTAGCACCACCAGAACCACTTTGTAACTCAGTTATAGGTACTCTAGCTGGATTCATATCTCCATCTGCTGTCATTGACCTTCCGATAACACTACCAGTTTGGAAATACATATTCAATGCCTCCTGTGGGTTGTAGTTTGTTCCGGTACCTAAGTCTATTTCGGCTAGGCCATCTGCATCCATATATATACCGTCAGGAACTAATCTTGACATAACTTGCTGCAACTTCAAGTGTGTTAACTGCACCATGTCTGCAAAAGAAGTCATTCTCGATACTAAAGATTCTGGTCTACCTTGATATATTCTAGGGGCAACTATGCAATAGCTCATATTAACCTTAGTTATATCTGACTTAGGCCTGGTCATATTTTCAGACAACCTCCACTTAAGAAGTTTTTCCATGCCTACTATCTTTGCCCCCTCATATAGTACCTCTATAGATCTTTGTACTTTTTCAAACTGAGACTTTGCGTCTTTAGGTGGATTAAACTCATCTGTTTTTTCAATAGCTTTTTTAGCACCTGATGCTGTGTTTTTTATTTTATATACTTGGTTGTTAAACGTTTTATATTCAAAAAACAGTACATCTACAAAGTTGTCTTGACTTGTTGCTGAATATTTTTGTGATCTATAAACAGAACCGTCGTAAGCCATATCCTCAACTTCTTTTATGTCATCATTAGTTAGTTGTGGAAAAAACTTCTTTAGCTCAGATATAGTCATTCTTTTAACTTCGCCCACATAGTAAAGATCATCAAAATATGGTGAATCAGTGTATGAGTATACTATATCAACAGGATCTACATATTCTATACGTATTCCTTCCGCGGTGTTAAATGTGCTTTTAGCGCATGACATACCTATAACAACTTGATCATAATCGCACCTGCGCTTTACTAAGTCAAATTTGTTTAAGTCAAACACGTTTGATATTGCCTCTTCCTGAGCAATCTCTATGGATGGCTTGTATTCAAGCTGCATCTTTACTGATAACTCTTCTTTTGTTTGTGGTAATTCTTTAGGATCATTCTTGAACATATTGATACCAGTTGTTGTATCAATTTTTTCAAGTAATATTCGATTATTCATGTCTCTTAGCATAGACTCTACATAATCGGTTTTTTGTTTTAAAGAATCTGGATCTTGGCTGTAAGTTTTTATATCAAAAACTCTATCAGACATACCATTAACAACTATGTCGACAAACTTTGGTATGATAGGTACTGGCTTCCAGTCTAGATTTAAATAAGATAAGTCACCATTTATAGCTAACTCATCTTTGTATTTTTGTATAGATTGTTCCCCTCGAGCATACAGTCTTAATCTATGAAAGTTGTCTTTAGTAGCTTGGTATTTGTCGCTACCGTTGTCTTTTCTAAACCACTCAGATTCTATGGCTTTTGCCACTTTCATACCATATTCATTTCCAGACTTTTCTACGTCAAGCACTGATTGACTAGGAAAAATCCCTTTAGATGGTTTGTTCTGCATTATATGTTCATTTTAATTTTTCTTCAACTCTGAAGTGTATCCAGTATTATCGTATCTTTTAAATCCAAAGTCAATGACTTTTTTTCCAATCTTTTTAACGGGCATGTACAGGTTTCTATTGCAGGCCATTATAGCTAAACCTGAACTAATAGATGCATCATGCTTAGTTCTATTATTTATATTAAATTTAGACCAATCGTTTAGCGTTTTATTAAAGTAAACGCTACCGTATTCTGCTTTTTCCGTTAAGCCTACGTGGTTAGCTATATAGGTTTCTATTGCAGCGGCATGAGCCTGCTTAACATCTTCACTAGAATTTGGTATGCCACCAATTTCTTTTTCTGTTATAGATAGCTTTTTCCAAGCTCTATCTGGTCTATTCATTGAGAATCCTCTATAACCTCTATTTTTGAAATGATACAGCAATCTTGGTTTATTGTTTTCAACCAGTATAGGCATGCCATAAAAAACACACGCCATTAATACATCTTCAAAAAATATTTCAGCAGTTTGTGGTCTAGCTATATATTCTAAAAAAATGTGGTTTGTAGGCACGTCTTCCATAGAGAATTTTGTTACTCCGTGTAAAGCGCCATTAGAACCTCTACCGTCTACAGTTCCAGATATATCATAAGGGTCACAACCAAAAGCACCTATGTGCTCGTTACCTGGGCACTTAACTCCATTCTTACTTATTACTCGATTTTGAAGATCTTTACTTGGTAACCAAGATAAATAAAATCTACCACCTCTATCTGGTATAAAAATAACTTTAGTGTCTATAGCCCCATTTTCCCACTGAAAGCTGCCTTGGGTTATTAAATTAGAACTATACGAATCGCCGTTAAAATCAATTTGCTCGTATATTTTTGCTAAATTAAATAAGCTATTTTTAGTTTCGTCTCTAAACGCGTGCTCTTCCGTCCTTGGAAACTGTCGATAAAACTCATTTAAAGCGTCCTGATCGCCCTTAAGACCTTCTACTTCGTTGTCCCAATGTTCTATAACCCCAACATCTATTTCGTCGCCGTGTGGATCTTGTTTTGGTTTGTCTGGTGTATCAAACACTGGCAAGCCAAACTTATCTATAAAGCCTTCGTAGTTCCACTCCATCGGTATAAACAAGTTATATAGCCCGCTTTTAGTTTGGCCGTTCTTGTTTCTCTTTAACGTGTCAGACGCATCATACAGTTTGCGAAAATTTTCGCCCCCTTTGTCTAAAGCATTAGAAGTAGAGCCCATCATACACTTGCCTACGATTCTGCTACCCAACCTTAAACAAGTTTTTGTAACTCGCCAATTGTTTAGTATATTATCAGGTCTTTCCCATTTTCCAGACTCATCGTGTACTAATAACTTAAGCTTTTCACCGTCATAAGAGTTGTCTCCAGTGTTTTTCCAGTCTATAGAAGTATCAAGACCTTCTAAATCAGAGCTTTTGGCTTTGCTTTCTATTTTTCGTCTTGTTAGCTTAGATGCTGGCACTCTAAAAGAAAGCTCTGTTTTAGGCCTATCCATACCATCTTGTATGGGCTTAAAAAAGAAGGGTAGGTTAACAGACATTGGTACAACCTTATCTGTAAACATTTTTTTAGCGTCGCTACCACTTTTTGATAGTATACCAAACCTAGCATCGTTCGTCATTGTGGCTAGATTGACAATTTCACCAGACGCCATAAAAGAAAAACCAGATCTTCTATTTTTTAGGTAGCACATTCCGTAACACCTATTATCTAGCTTACACGCCTCCCAATATAAAAAGAACAGCCGGTTAGCCTCTCTAAATTCCGCTTCTCCAACATCTATTTTACACCACTGCAAGTACATGTAGTGCGTACCTGTTATGTATGTGCTTACCCCATTGTTTTTAAACCAAAAACCATTTTCACGCCTATTAAATTCTTCGTCTATATAATCGTGATACTTTGACTTAAATTGCTCTGGACAATCTAACCAATCAAATATTGTTTTAATTTTTTCAAGCTCTTTGTGCTTGTCTAGTCTTTTCCAATATTGTTCTTGTTTGTCGCTAGATCTAGAGTAAACATCTTTAGGTTCTTTTGGTAAAGCTATTTTTAAACCAGATATTTCGTACACATCTCCTATTTGACCGGTGCCACTTAAAGAAATAATATCATCTTCACTATTATAACCTTTTTTCCAGCTTTTAGATTTATTTAACCTATGAAGCCTATTAAGATTCACAGGTTCTACTATTTTATATAACGTTTGGTTATACATTATTTTTTAGCTCTTTTTTCAGCAAAGCCGCTTATCGAATCTTGATTTTTGTCTTCTAGTACAACCCCGTTTAAAGCGGCATCTTCTTGCTCAATCCTAGACAATATTTCAAAAGCATCAAATATAGCTAGCTTTTTTGTTGCTGCGGCATTTTTTAGTCTGTCTGCGGATACGTCTTCGTCTGTATCTACAATTGGTTCTTCAGCAACTTTAATTAGTTCTTTTACTGCTACCCGCCCAGCTTGGATTATATGCTTCCTCGTTTCCTCCGTATTCATATTTAATTGAAATATCTTGGTTTCGCACTCTATATAAACGCTTGCCATCTATTAAAAATTCAAATTGGCTCTTAGGGCCTATGCCCACTAAATCACCTACTTCAAGCCCTTTACTACTAAGACCACTATTTGAATATATCAATATACCAACCAGCTCATTCTCGATATTTAGCTCGTACTTGTCTTTATTCTTTATTGGCTGCACAAAACAGTAATCTTCTAATGCCTGCCAACGTTCTTTGCGATCACCATTTGTAAACGGCTTGTAAGCATATACTTGATCTATTTGACAAGAATACAATTCTTCTTCTATATAGCCAGCACTATTTTTTTCAACGCCTTTAATGTTATGCCACCTTCTAAATATATTGTGGTGTACTATTACTTTATCACCCTTTACTATTGGTGTGTTAAATGCAAGAGGTGTAGATATTACTTCGGCTTCTCTGCTAACACTTTTATGATCAAATATATCCGTGTTCGTGATCAGCTTTTTACCATCTATGTTAACTTCGTTGTTATATCTACTGCCCGTGGGTTTTATTAAAAAATTAAAAACACTTCTCATTAATAGTCTAAGTTATATTCAACGGACACAGACATGTTTTTATTAAAGTCTTTCCACCGCTTTACATCACCCTCTGTGTCTTGTATATAAATAATATACTTTTCTTCAGACTCTTGTATATCTACAATTTGGTGCTTACCGTACACTTCTTGGCCAACCGAATAGTGCATTGCATTTTCTTTGTATTCTTTGCCTATGGTTATTTTACGGATTAATGACATCAGCTTCGGGTTCTTTTATAGTTCCATCTACAATACTAATACTGACCTTGCCATACTTATCCATAAGTTCTTTTTGAATAACTTGAAAGTTATCTTGGAGTCCGGCTAATCTAGCCATCAAGCTGTATTTGTGCATTTCTGCGTCTGATATACTTATTTTACAAGAATTCATTTCATTAGAAATGCCTTGCAATTTGACTAGCTCGTCTTGACTTATTTTGTTTTCTACTTTTTTCATTTTATTAAATTTATTTGCAAATATAGTTAAATATCTTCTTCAGGTTCAAATTCGTATTCTTTTTCAATCATCAGTTTCGGGAAAAAATGTTATTTCAGATTGATTGATCGTATCGAGTTTATCGGTATCTAGTTTCGTTTTTATCGATTCAGAGATCACCAGAGGATAGATGAATGAATCGGCAGGAATCATCACCTCTCGCCCATGAATGCGAAGGGATGCTACGGCTTCTGATTCTGCTCTATCTAGTATTATAAATTCCATCAAATTGCTGCTATAAATGTGTCAATGTCCGCTATCATTAGATCGACCTCCGCTGTTGTCATTCCTGTTGCCGCTACTTTGCAGCACCATTTTCCATTGGTGAAAGTGTCGATCACTCCTTGTTTGTTTCTTGCTCCAAAGGCGAAATCATAAGCGATTCCCGTGGTCGGTCGGGTTTGTGTCCTTGTCGTTCGAGTAGCCCCAACGGTTATATGAAGTTTGTTGGTTGCGCTTCTATGCCCGATTATCATTTTACCATCGGTTAAAGCTGTGCCACTTTTAGCGAAAGACGAAGAGTGACCATTACCGTAAACAGCCACATCGAAGGAAGCACCGTTTTGTGCCTGTAGCATTATTCGAGAAGCAGAGGTGTTCATCGCTCCGAGAATGTTGCGCGTTCCCGTTCCTACAAATCCACTAATATGATATGCCCCAACTAACCAATCTGAACCTGAATTAAAGTCGGTGTTCAAGTCAATTTGAGTATCTGCCCATTGAGTTACACCATCCCAAGTTACCCCGATTGAACTATCAATTGTCGGTGAGTTTTTATAAATGTCATCCTTCGTTCCAGGACTAACCATATTGATTTCAGCCGATGCCTCCACCCCTCCACCAACGGGCATGAATTGAATCAACTTTGAATAATATCCATTCGATTTTGCAGCTACAAATAAATCTGAGCAAGCAGCCTTGAATCCATTAGACAAAGCCCCTCCAGCAGCTACTACAGCAGCAAAGTAAGTCACAGCGTCCGTGTCGTAACTTGGTGGCGGCCCTACATCTCCACTTGAGCTTGTTGCTCCTAGATTTAATCCAAACATATATTATATTTTACCAACAATTATCCAGTTGTCTACTGTTATTTGTTTCAATGTTGCCCCACCCCATTGCGCTGTAATTGCGATTGTTGCAATTCCCCCATTTAAATTAACACCTATTCCTGGGGCTACCGTTACCTGACCACCTCCCGCTTGAATCATATCAATCTCTGTGCCTACAGGAAATGCTTGGGTTGAATTTGGAGGAATATTTACAGCTACTGCAGCTACATTATCAGAGTATATAAAAGTACCCTCGTGTGTACCTAGTGTTAAGTCTATATTTGTGGTTGTGTCAGTAACTATTGGTCTTTTACCTGTTATATCTTGGTTGCCAGTTATAGCACCTGTCATTGCCCCACCCGCTTTTGGTAATGCAGCATCGGCTGTTAATCCTTGAGCTGCAGTAGCATAATCGGTGGTAGCAAAAGCTTTTACATCCGCAAGGTTAGTTACTTCAGAATCCATCAATGCACCCGCGGCAGTAACGTTTGTTGCGTCTGTTACATCCGCTAAAGCCTCTATACCGTCTAGCTTTGTTTTATCACCGTTAACAAACGCACCTTCGCTTGGTGGTTGTTGTGCTGTTGCGCCTAAAGCTGCCCCTGCTGTTACTGTGGCTACCGCAACTGAATTAATAGTGCCTACCGTTGTTGCGCCTGTGTTGCTAATTGTAACGTCACCTGACATTGCAACAGATACCGATTGATTTGATGAATTACCCAAAAACATCTTTGCAGAGTCAAGGTTTGGTGTTGCATTCGTTCTACCAGCACCGCCTACTTTGATAGTCATATTGGATGTTGGAGTGGCCCTTTCTATCTTACCGATGTTTTGTATCAAGTTAGCCTCTCCTGATGGAGGAACATTTGTTAGTTTTCCAGCTTCAGTAGATGAAACATAAACTGTATCGCCTACAGAAAAAATAATACTGGTTTCGCCAAAGTCAGTAACATCTAATCCTTTGACACTTCCAAAAGTAGCAACCTCACCTGTGTTATTCTCTGCAATATCAGCTAAAGCTATCCCAAAAGCTGGCATTGTAGCCGATGAATTTGATTGTGCTAATTGAATCTCTGGTGTGTTGCCTGATATACCTGAGATATAAACAACCTCTCCTTTATCAATTGCGCTACCTATTGCTTTTGCATCAAATCTAACCGCACCATTCAAGTCACCGATAAAGTCAGGTGCTGTTATGGCTCCAGCGTCGTCTATTGTAGCAGAGGAGTTTTGTAGTAGCTTACCTGTGGTTGTGTCAAATCTAGCAATCGCGTTATCTGTTGCCGAAGATGGGCCTACTACATCACCACTGCCTCCGCCACCACTTACTGTAGCGAATGATAACTCCCCTGCTCCGTTGGTCTGAAGCACTTGTCCTCCTGTTCCATCTGTTTGTGGGTACTTAATGCCATCAATAGTAACATTACTTGTAATAACATTACCTGGCCCACTCGGTGTTATTGAAATGTCTCCACCACCTGATGACACAATACTGTTACCATTGACATCTAGGTCTCCACCAAGTATTGGTGCGGCATCACCGCCAACACTACTTAACTTATTGTTAAATGTGTTCCAGTTAGTTGAGCTTAGATAACCGTCTACTGATGTAGTTGCCGCAGCCATTGATATATCTGGCGTTGTTCCGCCTGAAGAAACTACAGGGGCTGTTCCTGTAACACTTGTTACGCCAGAAGTTGTAACGTAGCCTTGTGTGGAATGATCTCCCCAACTATAAGCAGTGTTCCAGTTTGTTGAATTATCTGTTAGTATACTATAAGTGCCGCTACTAGCACCTCTAAGCATAATTCCTTGTGATGTAAAATCACCATCAACAACAACGTCAGCATGAGATGTCTCACTTGTAATATACCCCTGAGCTGAATGGTCACCCCATCCATAGGCTGTGTCCCAATTAGAACTATTGTTGGTGGTAATACTATAAGTACCAGAGCCATTAGTTGTCATAAGGCCCGCCGTGCCAAAATCACCGTCTACAAGTACATCAGTATGTGAGGTTTCAGAGGTTAAGTAACTAGCGGACGAGTGATCACCCCAACCATAAGCTGTATCCCATTGACCAACTTTAGTGTCGGTAATGGTATTAGCTCCCATGTCAATTATTTGACTGTTAGCATCTAATGTGCCACCCAGCTGGGGAGTAAGGTCTTCTATAATATTAAAAGCAGCTTGTGATGCCGCAACCTCTAGGCTTATCTTGCCTGTTGAATTATCGTATGTTAGTACGAAGTTGTCAGTACCAGCACCCGGAGTTTGCGTCGTGTCAAAACTATAGTTGCCCAAGCTAGCTGTGTTAATAAAGGTAGACAACTCACCGACCGTATAGTTCCTAACAGTTCCAGTCGTAGCGTCTGTACCTACTACTTTATCGCCACTTGTTAAGGTCTGATCTAAAGAATATGATGTTATTCTAGCCATTATCTATTTGGATCTTTTATCATATCGTCTATTGCCTTATTAAAGACTTTATCGGTGTATGATTTGTTTTTGTAAAATATGTTTCGTTCAGAAACAGGTAGGTCTTCTTGACCTGCCATTATTCTGTATATTCTTGATATAATATTAGAAAATTTAAATGACACTTTATATATAGCGTATTTAGAATCTAGTCTGTTTCTTTCTCTCCAAACTTCTATCCAACCTTCTCTTCTTAGTCTTTCCCACCGGTGCTTATCCCAAGAGAACAAATACACGCCATCTATAAAGTCTTTTCTGTTGAATCTATTTAGTGACTCTAAATATATAAGCAATTCTAAATCAGCTTCTTTTATATTATAAGTTTTACAGACCCATTTTCTTATGAGCCTGTAATACTTCAATATTTTTATTTCTTTTAAATCTGAGCCTGATATTTTCATTCAACAATCACAATGTCAGCTAGACTTATAACTTGGTAAAGCTTACCGTCAAAGTCTATGCCATGCCCCGCGTGTTTGTCATACATTACAATGTCTCCTTTTATAACGCCCTTGACTTTATCTCCGCAGGTTACAACTTTGCCTCTTTGGTACCTAACGTCTTTGTTTTGAGATTCAGTAAGTTCTAAACCTGCTACTTTGGCTATTTCAGCTTTTATTTTGTCTATTACCAAGTAATTTCCTATTGCTTTCATCATAACCTTATATTAGAGATTACACAATCCGCGGAAATTATAGTGCTTACAACTGAAACAGCGTTTTTTAACGCGGTTTTTGTCACTAAAGCTGGGTCTATAATTCCAGATTTCAACATATTAACGGTTTTACCAGTAGATACATCTAAGCTATAACCCCTTTTAAAAACTAAGTCTGCATGGTTAAATCCAGCATTTTCTAATATAACTTCCCAAGGTCTACAAATTGACCTTGTCAGCAACTTTTCTAGATCTTTTGTTTTTACGGTATGTGCTGCGTTTAATAGTGCAACTCCTCCTCCTGGAACAATACCGTCTTGTAAGGCTGCCTTCGTAGCGTATATAGCGTCTTCAACCCTATCTTTCTTTTCTTTAAGTTCAACCTGAGAATCAGCACCTACAAAAATAACAGCAACCTTACCTTTAAGAATAGCCAAGCGCTCTTCAATCTTCTTTTTAAGAAATGGATTGTCTTCATCTTTGATTAAATTTTCAACATACTCTATTCTTTCGTCAAGCTTAACTGACTGTTGTTCAATGGTAAGCACCGTTGTTTTGTTGTCTGTAATAGCTTTGTTTACTACACCTAGGTCTTCGGGACTTATTAAGTCCATATCATCGCCAAGCTCTTCGTCTATAACTTTAGCGCCGGTCAATATAGCTACATCTTCTATGGTGTCACGCTTAGTTTGACCAAAACCAGGTGCGTCAATAATGTTGATCTTAATGTTACCTTTTACTTTGTTAGCTAGCAAAGCAGACATAGGTTGCTCTTCAACTTGTCCTATAATTAGCAAACTTTTATTTTGCTTTATAACAAACTCTAATATATTTTGTATTTTCCTTACGTTAGGTATTGGCGAAGACGATATTAGTACATAAGGATTATCTAAAATAGCTTTACCAGAATCTTTGTTAGTTACTAAGTGTGGTGATTTTAAACCACAGTTTAACTGTGTTCCTTCTATCATTTGTACATAGGTGTCGCTATTGTCAGAGTTTTCTAACATAACAACGCCATTTTTACCAACGTTAGTAAAAGCTTCACCTATTATACCGCCAAGAAACTTATCATTATTGGTACTTATATTAGCTACATGTGTTAGCATGTCATCAGTTACATTGATTTTTACTTTATCGATGTGTTCGATGATTTTTTCAAGCGCTGTGTTTATGCTATTCTTTATAGACCTTATATCTGATTCACCAGATGATAGCTCTTTATAAACTTCACTAAGCAGTGCTTGAGCTAATACCGTAGACGTAGTAGTGCCATCACCAGCTTCTCTTACGGTGTTTCTAGCGGCTTCTTTTATTAGTGTTGCGCCAATGTTCTCTATTGGATCTAACAACACCACAGATTCAGCCACAGTTACACCATCTTTGGTTATAATAGGCTTACCCATCGCGTCTTCGTATATAACACACTTGCCAGACGCGCCTAGTGTAGATTTTACGGCCTCAGCCAGTTTGTCTACACCAGATTTTATTTTACTCTTAGCGTCATCGCCAAAGGTCAAATCCTTTACAATTTCACTTGGATTATTATATTCCATTAAATTAAATTAAATTATTTTACTTAAATGTTTTGACGACCTTAGGTCCTTCTGCAAATGTAAGCTTTTTTTCATAATGCTCGACGCTAGCATCAATAGCTTTCTCTGCCTCAAGCATACTTTGCCTACGCGTTACGTCAACCCATTGGTCGTCGGATCTTAAGAACTCCGTTTGGAAGTACCCATTTGAGAGTTGCACGATCCTCCAATTTTTTTTCTTTGTCAAGCTCTTCCAAAATTCTATGGTTTCTGGGCTTGGGGTTTCATTCGCGTTAAACGAGTTTGTTTTGTAATAAAAATATGTCATTGTACTTGGTTTTGGTTTTTGTTATTTTACGAATCTATGTTATTCTTGTTATGCTTAACTCTATTTTTTGCTGTTAATAATATTCTTTCTTCTAATCTAGCGATGTTAGACCTTAGACTAGCATTCTCCTCCATTAGCTTTTCTATCTTTTTATATAGTTCGTCTACTCTAGCTTCTAGCTCGGTTATTCTATCCTTGCTGTTTTCACGCCTGTTAAGCTTAGCCTCTGCGGATTTATCAATTTTCTTTTTCCAGATACTCCAACCTTCTTTAAGCCCTAGCGCGCCAATCAAGGCGATTAGCATTGGAATTATATTATCCTTATCCATCTTTAATATTTCTTTTTGCTTTCTTTTCTAGTTCCCTCGCCTCCGTTACCTCGGTTGTCTTTAATAGTTTTCCAACGGCGGTCTTTGTGATCGTAGTCATGTAGTTTTAACCAACGTTTAGCATAAGCCAAACTGTACTTCTTGGTGAGCTCTTTTAGCTTAGCTCTTCTTAGCCTCTGGTTTTCTGCTTTTTTATCTTTACGATCTTTTGTCATAGCAGCGCTCTTGTCCCTCTTTTCTTTAGCCGCTTTAGCGGCCGACGATAATTTTTGCTTTTCCATTATCCTAATACCCAATTGTTGGTGCCTATGTTAATCAAGTGCTTTGGGAAATGTTGATCTACAGCTATGTTAGCACTCGTACTACCATTTACGGTAACGCCTGATCCTGATGTTACAGCCCCAGTAGTATTGGTAAAGCTTAGTATAACATGTGTCCCTACGGGCGTGACAAGTGCGTCAGGTATATTAAGCTTAGGCGTTCCAGCGTCAGTAAATACAAATGTAGTATCAAAATTTGATGATGACAGATCTACTGGTGACGCGCTATTAGTAGTTTTAACCTCTTTATGCGTGGTAGATATAACACCTTCTGTTGTATTACCAGCCGATGGTAATATGCTATTACTAGTTATCTGAACCTTTTCATTTTGTATCGCACCGGTTGTAGTTAATGCGCTTGCTGATAACAAAGTACCGCTCCACGTTAATGCCGAAGATGCGCCGAATGCGCCACTATCATTAAACTGTATTTCTGTATCGTTACCAACTGGCACTCCTAAGTATTGTGGTATGTTCAAAGTACCACTCGTTAATGTAGCAGCACCTGATGTACCAGTTGTTGTTAGAGAAATAGTATAATTAGGCACGTTAAGTGTGCCAGATGCTAACGTTGCTACTCCGGATGTGTTAGTAGTTGTTAATGCACTAAAGCTGTCTCCCCAATCTAATACGTTACTACCGTTAGTAATTAGTATTTGGCCATTAGATCCTGTAGAACTAGGGAATGTCAAAGCTGTACCTTGCCCAGTTAAAATGAACTGTTTTAGTGTATCTACCGTAATGTTTTTAGTTGACAAATCGGCATCAGTGGAAACTAATCGCTCAGTTCCAGTTAACGTACCATCTATTGTTATGTCTTTAATTCTTGCCATCTGTGTATTTGTATATTAACAATATCACATGAAATATTATTTTATTAAAACCGGGACTATAGCCTTGTAAGTCCATAGATCTTATAGGGCTAATGTCTCACTTTTGTTAAGATGTATGGAAGTAAAGTGTTTTATACCCCGTATGCAAGCCATACCCCCCAAACGCAAAGCGGTTTCAAAAGCCCCACGGGCCCCATACCCAGGGCCTTGCCCCATATTTTTTCACGTTTTTCCCTAGGCCCTATAGTATATGGATCACATACATATAAGCAGGCAAGCTGCTATACACAAATACGACCTTTTTTTTATTTATAAATACGACCTTATATA